ACCTGATCGCCAGGGTTGGGTATCAGGTTGGGATCGGAGAGGGACGGCCTGACAGTAAGGACAGTGCCGGCCTCGGCTTCGGGCTGTTTGAGATCGTGTGATGCAGATAATCAGGCACGGCAGGCAGCGCAGGGCACGGCACGGCGAGGCGGGGCGCGGACGGCAGGCAGCGCGAGGCGAGGCGTGGCGCGGACGGCGGGGCAGGGCAGGGCATCGCAGGCACGGCAAACACTCACTTTTCCAAGAGGATCTATGACGAAAAGTTTCAATTTTCGCAACGGCTATCGCGCCGCTGTCGATGCTCAGACTACTGGGCAAGAGCTAGAGCGCATCCGCTCTCATCATGGGGAGCTGACCGCTGACCTCGTTGTTGATGAATCGCGGCCCGAGTCCGCTCCGCTGCATTCCGCCTTCGAGTGGAATGACACGATAGCGGCAGAGGAACACCGCAAGCATCAAGCTCGAACAATGATTCGGGCCATCCAGGTTGTCAACAACGATGACCCGCCCGAACCGATCTACGTTCACATCCATTCGGCCGGGGCCTACGTGCCGACCGATGAAGTCGTCAAAGCCCTGGACATGTACGATGAGGCCTACCGCAGTGCTCAGTCTCGACTGGCAGCAGCGGCCCATGCCGTCAGGGTCCTGGCCAGGGCTGCCGAACGACTGCGACCAAAATCGCTGTCCCGGATCGAGTCAGCTGCAGCCAGTCTGCAAAGGGCTCAGGACCGTCTGGCATCGGCCCCGCCGCGCCGACCGCTACCCTGACCTTATCCCCCTCGCCGGTAGCCGTGGCCTCAGTTCTCACCTCCCGGGATGCTGAGCTGCGGCTAAACGGCATCGCGGTGGCAAAGTGCCGAGACATACAACTGCTATTGCAAGCGGACATGCTTGAGGACACAGCCCTTGGGCAGGATTTGCGCACACACGCCTACGGACTGCGCAGTTACTCTGGTTCCGGCACCCTGCTCTACGACCGCAGTAGCCCCGTCAGCCTCGTCCTACAGCGGGCACTCAAGGCTGACGACACCATCTCGACAGTGCAGCTGATCCTCCTCGATCGCAACATTACCGGTGATGTCCTGTTTTCCTCCGTCGGCGTGGCCGTCAGCGTAGGTGACATCGTGCAGGTGCCGGTTCAGATGACGTTCAACGAGATTGACGGGACGGTCTGATGAGCCTCCTCGGCACCGGCGGCGAACTGGAGCTAAGCCGCGAGTGGCCCCCTCTGGTGGTCATCACGGACGCCCGGTTCGACTCGGGCCGGCTGTGGCTCTCTGAGCCGGGCTACTGGCCAGGTGATCGGGTGATCCTGTCCTGCACTCGAGGTCTGCCGATCGACGACAACCTAAACGGTTACGCCGATTGCCCTGACGGTCACCGCCACTGGGGCGGCTTGGGTATCGCAGGGCCAGCCACAACGCACCGGACCACCGATGCTGGCCCCTACTGGGCAGCGAGCGACGCTGCGCCATTCTGGGAATCATCAGCCGGGACCGGCCTGACCACACAGCTCGCATGCTACGTCGGCCGCGACACCCTGGGCCGACTGGCGTTCTACGACAGCGAGCTGAACGGCGTGAACGGTGGCACCACCGGCCGGCTGCCCATGACAGGCGTAGCATTTGGCGCCCTTGTGCTGGCCCCCTACTCCGCCGAGGCGGCATACCAGACGGCGCTGAACCAGCTGGCGGCCGCGGCGCTGGCTCTCCTGCCCCTGGACCAGCCGGAGATGCCAGCCGAGATGGTGACAACCATCCCCGACGCGGCGGCCGCCGGTGAGCTGATCGGGTGGAGGATTCAAGCCCAGCTGGGGGAGTGGATCCTCGACCAAGATTCCGCCACCCCCGACACCACCGCGTTGGCGGAATCGTATGGCGACTCGGTTAAGGCGCTCGTTCGAGGCAGCGGCACCCTGCAGTTCGACGTGGAGCGCAGCTACCGCAGCGGCAACCAGGACGCGACGGCCCTGCTCCGGCTGGTGATGATGCTCGACCGTGGCTGTCGAGCCAGGGCACGGTTCTATCTCCACCGAGACCGGCCTGCCGAGTCCCCGACGGCAAACCCCTGCCGCGATCCCCGGCTGGGCGGAGCACTATGGTACGAGGCTGACATCCTGCTCGCCAGGACCAGCACCCAGACGGCGGTCCGGCAGCTGATCGCCGGAAGCGCCGCATACCTAGTCCTAGGGGAGACGCAGTTGAGGATGGGGTAGAATTCAAATGTGGCGAGCTATTAGCCCTAGGGTTGTGGGACCCTAGGGCTTTTTCTTGTTCGCTATCCTGACCGTGGGCATCCGGTACGGCAAAGCGTGACGACAGTCAAGAAAGCGGCCGAGTCTGGCTCCTGGCCGTTGGCCGCCGATCAGGCGACTGTGAGGCAACAGCTGACCGCGATGCTGGACGGACTGAGGCAGCTGATCGGGTCGGCGAACATCGCCGGCGGATCGGTCGAGCTCAACGACCCTCTCAATGCACCATTCCAGCTGTACGTCAACCCCTACATCGGATCCGATGCGTTCGCCGCTGGATCCTTCGCCAGCTACGACCCTGACCCCGCCGGAAGCAACCCGACAACGGCCAACATTGACGCGAAGATCCGCCGGATTGACAATCAGCGGCTGACCTGCGGCTACAGCGAGATGAGGCCGTTCAAGACGATCAACCGGGCTTTCATCGAAGCGGCGCTGATCACCAGCAAGAATTGGTTCACCTACGCCGGGCAGGTGGCCCACCTTGACTGTGTCAGCATCCGCCTCTCCGCCGGGGTCCACACCCTTTACAACGACCCGGGCAACACCGGCACCACGCCAACGGTCTGGGCTGATGGCAAGGTGCCCACCATCAACGAGTTGATTGCGTTTAACCCGGACGAAGGTGGCGTCATCATGCCTCGAGGCTGCACTGTCTGGGCGCCGGATTACCGGAAATGTACCATCAGGCCCAACTACGTTCCGGCTGATGCTGACGAGGGCTACAGCGAGTCATCTGGGGTAGCTACTATCACCGGCCGCAGTTGCTTGTTCCGAACGACCGGCACCGGTTACACGTTCGGGTACACGATGATGGACAAGCTGGAGAGCACGGCGAGCCATCACCTCCTCAGCGGCTACGAGTTCGCCAGTCAGGCGCAGCTGACCGCCTTCTACTCTAAGGTCAACACCGCTCTGGCCCCAAACGGCAACGGATCGGCCGCCCTGCTTGTGGCCCGCACATCGGAGCACCAGATCGTCGGTCCGATCTCTGGCAACCCGTCGGAGTCATGGGACACGACGGGCAGCGCGTCGTTCTACATCCTCAATGTCGGCATCCGGTCGGAGCGAGGTCTCTGCGGGGCACTGATGGACGGATCCAAGGTGAGCGGCCTGCGGTCGATGGTCACCGCTCAGTTCACCAACACCAACAACCAACGCACCCTGAGCTGCTGGCAGATCTACGCCGGCGAAACCTGGAGCACCCCGGCCACATATCAGGCACTGATCGACGCCTCGCCCGATTCTCGGCGGATGAGGCCCGGCCGGCGGTCGTTCCACATCCGCGTCATCAACGGCGCGTTCGTGCAAAGCGTTTCGGTGTTCAGCATCGGAACCGGTATTCACAACTGGGTGCAGACCGGCGGCGAGCTGGACGCGACCAACGGCAACACCACGTTCGGTGGCGTGGCGGCGCTGGCCGAGGGCTACCGCACGTCCGCGTTCACCATCGACAAGAACTGGACCATCGCGGCATTCAAGGTGCCCCTGCGGCCCGATGCCAAAACCCCGGCAATCCGCCGGATTTTCCTCGGCACCGTCAGCAGCAGTACCTCCAGCTCTATCACCATGGCCGCGGCGCTGGACCCTGCCGTCCTGGAGTCCTATACACTCCGAGCCGGCTCCTATGTCTGGGTTGAGAATCCTCAGGGCCCCGACTGGCGTGCTCAACTGGCAAACCCTGCCTCGAGCAGCGCCACCCCGACGGTCATCAACATCACCGCCGCCTTGGCCGATGAAAGCGCTGTAGCGGCGGGCAGCAACGCCGTGGGCCGTCGGATCTACATCCGCCGCCTGGCAGACAACCGGAACCGGGACGACCGCCGGTTGGTCCTGCAGCTTAACAACACCACCAACTCCCGGACGCCACAGCGACACCAGATCATCCAGCTCGATCCCTCACGGGCAGGCGTCAATGGCGTCCTGCCAGCAGCGACCGCCCTCGCCATCACCTCGACCATCGCGACAACTCCGGTCGGCGCTGGGGTGCTGCGGTCGGCACTGATCTCTCTGCGGCGATCAAACCCAAGCCAGACCTACTCGAACACCACTTATTACCGGAAGGGTACCGTGGTCAAGTTCGGGAACAAGCACTTTGCAGCAACCAACGACCTCATCTCGGCGTCGGCGACGCCAGATCCGGCGCTCTGGTCAGAAAGCTTCGTGGCCATGCCCGAGGCCTACAACGCTGAGGATCCGTTTGCCAATGAGGCCCCAAGCCTGATACTGGATGACGACGCCAGCGGCGTCGAGTCATCGACCACCTTGGGATGGGACTGGTCAACGGCATTTACCAGCGCCAGCACCACCTCCGCAGAATGGCTGCGCACTCAGTACCGCTCTGGTGTGGATTACCAGGCCGCCCATGCCTTGCTGGTGGCCCTCGGGCTCAGCTCCACAAACGCTCACGCCGCCCTGGCCCCGCAACTAGAGTCCAGCCGATTGCGCAACCCGGCATCATCCACTGACTTCCCTGTGGCCCCTGCGGGAGGCCTAGCGACGGGACGGGCGAACTATCCTGTCGAGTTCCGCCGGCCATCCACCCTGGCCATGGCGCCACACAGGACGGCCTGGTGCGGGTGGGGCAACTACAGCACCGCCCTGCCATCGGTTCAGCAGGACATGGCGCCGCGCAACCGGTTCAGCTATCTGTTTACCAACTCCAACGGCGGATTCGTCGCCTGCGACGGCACCCAGGAAGACATGCTGCGATTCACTCCCGCCGGCCTGGAGGACCTGACGACCGGCGAAGTTGCACAGGTAGGCGACCTCGGGGCCCCAGACGTTTCGGTGGGCTCCTCAACCACGTTCACCGGAACGATCATTGACAGCCTGTTCCAAGGGGTCATGGATTTCACGGGCGCGACCCTGCAAGGGTTCCCTCTTGCGAACAGCTCAACTCCTGGCCTAATCGAAACTGCCACCATCGCCGAGGTCTTGACCTCGATGACAACGGCCGGCACTAGCGGGTTGGCTGTGACAACTGATTCCATGCCGGCGGCAATGCGCTCCAATGCCGTTGACTTGGGCAACGGGACCACGATCGACCTGAGCCTTGCGGCATTCTTCTACCGCACCATCAACGGGAACGTCACATTTACCTTCACCAATACCCCCGCAAACGGCATCACGTTGTTCCTGTTCGAGTTCACCTACACCAGCGGCACTATTACATGGCCGGCTATCCTGTGGGCCGACGGCACCTCACCGACTCTTGTGGGAGGTTATACCTACACCGTCGCGTTCTACACCCGCAACGGTGGCAGCACCTGGCGCGGCAGTCGCCCCACCATCTGGACCTGATGAGCGCCAACGCCCGCCGACAATTTGCGTTCAGCTCTGGCCTAACAGCTGATTCTCTCATCGCAGAGGCCGCGTTCCGGTTCGACTTTAACACCGGCACTATCAACGAGTTGGTCAGCAGCGCCAACGTGCTGACGGTAAACCGGCCATACGAGAAACACCACATCAACAGCAGCAGACGTTATGCGCGAACTGCAGCCGGAAGTGTGGTCTACGACCACGACTCATCTGGCAATAACCTCGGCATACTGTTCGAGGGATTCAGAACGCAGGCAATACAGCACAGCAACCGCTTCGCTGGGTCAGGCGGATGGCAGCCGCCCGACCTAGTGTTTGGTGGTAACACCGGTGCAGGCGGCGGCGGCTACAGCAGCGGCTGCACCATCACTGGCGGATACCCCGGGCCCTTGGTCGGACTGGAAAACGACAGCGAATTCCAGTCGTCAAGGCTGCAACTTGATACCAGTTTCGGTGGCCACTACATCGGCAAGTACGGATTATGGATTATCTCCAACCTCATGAGCTACACCATTGCGGTCAAGGGGTTCGGCGACACGACTAATCATGCGGTCAGGATTGGCACGGCTGGAGCCGGCTTTTCAGGTCAGGAAGGTGTCTACATCACCCTTAATCTTCAGACCGGCGCAGTCATTGACTACCGCACAACATACACAGCGGAGTTTGATGGCCTGCTGCAATACCCCAACGTTAGAAGAACCTCCGACGGCTGGCTTCTTGTGACCTTCCGTGTCGGCAATGTCAGTCTCGCATCTATCGGTGGACTCAGCTACTCGCAGCCCCGAATACGGATCGTACGGCTGCAGGGCGGCCAGGCGGTGCAGGAGTTCGAGGGGGACGGCACCAGCGGCGTTGATATTTTCGGATTTCAGCGGGAGTATTACCAGCCGCTGCCGTCAAGCTACATACACAGCGCTGGACCCAGTGCGCCAATTACCAGGCCATCGGACAACCTCACCTGGACCCTGCCGTCACCGCTGAATGCCAACCTGCGATCGGTGATGATCGAGGTATATGGCCACGTTGACGCCGCCAGCCTCCTTACCCTGGATGACGGCACCGCGTCGGGATCAACGTTCGCTGGTAACTACATCGACCTGCAGTGCCAGGCGGGGCAGTATCGGGTTGCCATGCGCCGCAACTCAGGGGCCGAGTTTGTCGCCAATACCGGCGTTGGACCGTCGCCAGTGCTCACCGGGGCGTGGAGTGGTGCCTACAACGGCCCCCGCTCGGGGATGATGCCGACTCGGCAGCGGTTCGTCTGCAGCTTCAACAGCAGCAACGTCAGGGGACTGGCGGGCAGCGGACCCAGCGATGGGCAGATGGCCCATGGTCTCGGCGGCCTGCCCACCATCTCGAGAATCATGATCGGCCAGGGCAACAACGGTCACGCCAACATCCCGATCGCCCGCCTCATCGGCTGGACCCGCGAGCTGTCAGGATTGGAGCAGTTAACGCTGATCACTGCTAAATGATGTTCCTGCGACACCACCCCTACTGCTACCCGTTCCGGCTGGACACCCTCCGGGCCGAGAATCCCATGACGTGGTTCCCGCTCGAGCCGACCGATGCCGACCTGCAGCCGTTTGGCGTGGTTAAGGTCCGGCCGACGCCAATGCCGCTGCATGACCCAGTGCTGGAGAGCTGCGCTGAGGGACAACCCGAGCAGCAGTCCGACGGGTCATGGTGCCAGACATGGTACACAATCCAAAATGATCAGGGGCCTGACCAGGAGTGGCAGGTAGTCTGAAATAGCTCCCGAGCGCCGCCATGGATCCACAGCGCATCACTCATGTAGATCTACTGCGGGGACTGGCGGTGCTGGAGACGAAAGTCGACCGGCTAATCCAGGATCAGGCCGAGGGGCGCGAGGCCATGGCTGGTGAGTTCGGAATCTACGCCCGACTGAACCGGCTAGAGCAACGGCTAGCCCAGGTGGTCATCCTCGCGGCCGTCTGCGGCCTACTGCTGCCAGTGGTAACTACCGTCGTGCTGGACCGGGTCTGGCCCGCAGCTACGGTAGACGTGCAGACCACCATCGAGCCATGAGCAACGTCGGACTCTCTGACCTGATCGAGATCGTGCTAGCCCTGCATGGCGCCGCCATCCTGATCGTCAACCTGACAGACACCCCCAAAGACGACAGCCTGGTCGCACGGTTCTATCGCGGCGTCGAACTGTTCGCCGGGATCTTCACCCCCCTGGTCAAGCGATGACCGCCGGGAAGCTGGTTGACGCTGCGAGGTTCACAACAGACCCGCCCCTGCCGCACCAGGCCGCCGGCTGGAACTGGCTAGATGAGCAGCTGACACCAGACCAGCGCGAGATGTTTCTTGAGATGTTTCGCGCTGCCCCCCTGCCGAAACCTGCCGACGATCCCGCTGTCAAGCTGGCGCTGCCGCTGATCCGCGAATTCGAGGGGTGCCAGCTCACGGCCTACCCCGACCCGGAGACGGGTGGCGACCCTTGGACCATCGGATGGGGTGCCACCACTCACTTTGATGGGACCAGGGTCAAGGCGGGCGACACGATCACGCAGAACGTCGCGGATCAGATGCTGGACAACTATGTCCGCAACGCCTTGGCAGGAGAGCTGAAGCGGCGGATTCCTGTCTGGCGGAACCTGACGGCGTCGCAGCAAGCTGCCCTGCTCGGCTTCGCCTACAACGTCGGCATGAGGTTCTATGGCTCCACTGGATTCGACACCATCACCGCCGCACTGCGCGACGGTCGCCTCTCTGACGTGCCGGCGGCACTGAGACTCTACGTCAACCCCGGCGGCCCGAGCGAGGCCGGCCTGAGGCGCCGCAGGGAGGCCGAGATCAAGCTGTGGGGAGAGCGGCCGAGGCCGGATCAGAGGATCCTCCAGGTGCGCTACTTCAGCCAGAACGACAACATCAGCGGCACCGGCTGGCGCGAGTGCTTCAGCTCAAGCTGCGCGATGATCGCGGCTCACTATGGCAAGATCCGTACCGATGACGTTTACAACACGATCCGGGCGCGGTTCGGAGATTCGACCGACGCGCAGGCCCAGGTCAGGGCCCTCCGATCGCTGGACCTTGACGCCCAGTTCATCACCAACGCGGCACCAGGACTGCTAGAGGCCGAGATCCTGGCAGGGAGACCCGTGGCGGTCGGTTGGCTCCACCATGGCCCCGTAACGGCACCCACAGGCGGCGGCCACTGGACCTGCTGTATCGGGTTCACCCCTGATGCGTTCGTGATGAATGACCCCAACGGCGAGGCGGACATGGTGAGCGGCGGCTATCTGAATCAAACTGGCGGTGTCGGGGTCAGATACAGCCGGCGAAACTGGCTCAGGCGGTGGGAGGTTGATGGACCTGGCACTGGATGGGCGCTGACGGTCAGACCATGACAGCGCAGCAGCTGCGACTGATTCGACACAGTCCCGAGCTGCTGGAGATCCGGTTCCAATACAAGCCACAGGATCGGTTTGAGTTCCTGCTGGCATCGGATGTTCACCTAGACAATCCCCACTGCGACCGGAGGCTACTGGCTAGGCACCTTGACCAGACAAAAGACCGGGGCGGTTATGCACTGTTCTTCGGCGATCTGCTATGCCTCATGCAAGGCAAACGAGACCGCCGTGCCTCTAAGGCGGCAGTTCGGCCTGAGCATCTCGGGGCCAACTATTTCGACTTGGTGTTCCGGGAATCGGCAGACTGGCTGGCCCCGTGGGCTGACAGGATCTTGATGGTCTCCGACGGCAACCACGAGACCGCGGTCATCTCAAACCAGGAGATTGACCCGCTGGGGAATCTAGTCAGACTCCTTCGAGATTCCCACGGGGCCAAGACGGAACACCTCAGGTACCAGGGTTGGATCTGGTTTACATTCACACAGGCGGGGCTGACGCGGGAGCACAAGACTCGCCGGATCTGCATGTTTTTTCATCATGGCGCTTGGGGCGGTGTGGTCACCAAAGGCGTCATGGGCGGCGGCAGGTACGCGGCAGTGGCCCCGGATGCTCAACTGATGGTCAACGGGCACAACCACGAGCGCTCGATCGTCTCGCACCCCTGCTACCGGATCAACAGCTCAGGAAAGCAACGCATTGAACAGCGTTGGCACCTGCAGACAGGCACCTACAAGAATGAGTTCAGCGATGGCAGCGGCTGGGCCGTGGAGCGCATCGTCATGCCAAAGGCCCTGGGGGGAATCTGGTTGGTGCTGACCCCGACGCAGCATGGGGTAGAAGTCAGCTGTCAGCCGGCGTAATCGGTTCGCCTGACATTGACCGGCGGAACTGCTCCAGCCAGGCAGTGATCTGCCACCAGTCTGATGCCTCGCGGCAGGTGCTGCCGTAGCAGATCCGCCAGAGCATATCGCCGTCCTGCTGGCGTACCTCGGCAATAGTGATGATGGGTGTGGTCATGGTTCAGTTGCTTAGCAGCGGGTGATCTAGGTCAAGGTCAAGTGATGGCTGATCCGGGTCTGGCTCGAGTAAGACGGCGTTTTGCAGGTTCTTGACAGCCTGCCGGTAGTAGCTTGGTTTTAACTCTATTCCGATGCCTCGACGGCCAGCCCTCACTGCTCCGTACACCTCAGAGCCTACCCCCATGAATGCAGCTTGCGCTTTAAGAAGTCGGAGTAGGTCATGACACCTCCGCCACGTCAGTGACGATCGGCTGCCCAATCGCACCGGCCAGGTCGACATCGGTCAGGTCGGCGTCGCGCAGATCGGCACCGTCCACCAGGGCACGGTCCAGGAGGGCACCGTCCAGCCTGGC